TATGCAGAGACAGGCACAGCTCGGAGCTCAGCACTTGCAGAACGTGACAAGTGACAACGCTGAATCAGGCGTGCAGGATGTACAGGCGGTCAATGCTCCGGCAGAACAGCCCAAGCAGTTGACAAAGGAAGAGCGCATCGCAATGGGACGCGCAGATGCCAAGGCGGCATTAAACAAAAAGGAGGACTAAGATCATGGCAAACCTTATCGACACAATGAACTATGACGGCCTGATCTCGGGGCTTGCACCCGAACCTGTCGTAGCGGCAGGCTTAATCAGGAAGCTCGGAACCGCGGCTACATATAAGCGCGGCACAATCCTTGCTAAATCAAGCGGATCCGCAGGTGACGACAAGCTCGTTATCCTGGGAACCACAGCAGCAACCAATGAAACTCTTACCGCGTACGCCATCCTTGCGGATGACACAGCGATCGGTACCGCTGCCGATGTAAATGCAGCCATTTACAAGGCGGGATGCTTCGATCCTGACAAGCTGGCGGTAAAGTCAGGCTACACCATCACCGAGGGTGACAAGGATGATCTCCGCAACGGCGGCGTGTTCCTTTCTCCCGTAATTGACTAAGGAGGTAAAGGACAATGGGTGCTAACATTGACGTTTTTGACACTTATTACATGGCTGGGATGGTCGAAGAGATCACTCCTACCCCCAGCTTCTTCAAGGACAGATACTTCGGCGAAGAAGATCCCTTCTCGACCGATAAGGTCCTTGTTGAGTTCATGGACGGAGAACAGACCATGGTTCCGTTCATCGCTCCCCGTGTAGGCGACATCCCTGTTGACCGCGCAGGATATCAGATCTTCGAGTTCGAGCCTTCACTGATCGCTCCCTCAAGGATCCTCTCTCTTGATGATCTCAAGAAGCGTGGCTTCGGCGAAGCTCTTTTTGCGGGCTCGACACCTGCAGAGAGAGCAAAGAAGATCCAGCTCAGAGATCTCACCGATCTTGACAGACGCATTGCCCGCCGCGAAGAGTGGATGGCTGCACAGACCATCATCAACAATGGCGTAGATATGGTTGAATACATTGACGCTGATACTCAGGGTCAGACCGTACCGATCCGCTACTACGATACCTCGGGATCTAACCCCGGCGTATACACTGTAAGCCCCGTGTGGACTACTTGGGCGCTTATGTGTGCTGATGTAGTTGCTATGTGTGATGAACTTGCAAAGCGCGGCCTTCCTGTATCCGATCTCGTGCTCGGATCAACCACATGGGCAACCGTTAAGGGCTTCACCGGTCTTTTGGATGAGCTCGACAACAGAAGCATTGACATCGGAGAGATCAGAGCATCTATCGCCGGCACCGGCGTAACCTACGTAGGCAAGCTCAACTTCGAAGGCTACATGCTCGATGTATTCGTAGCACGCGAGACTTATGTTGACGCTTCGGGTGTTACACAGCTGTATTTCCCTGCGAAGTCTGCTATGGTAAGCGCTCCCGGATGCGGCAAGACCTACTACGGCGCTGTAACCCAGATTGACTACGGTGCAGAGGAATTCGAGACCTATACAGGCCGCCGCATCCCTAAGCTCTGCATCAATCAGGAGAAGGATCTGCGCAAGCTCCGCCTTGCTGCACGTCCCCTCACCGCGCCCAAGAACAAGGCACCTTGGATCTACGCTGCAAACGTAGTATCGTGATGTAGTTTCAGAAAGGAGCGCACTATGACACTGATCAAGATTATCAACGGTATCTACGGCTATCATATCAATGAGGCTGTAGTTGAGCCTAAAACTGCCAGCAGCCCCGCTTTCTATGTCGATGACAAGGAAGCGGAGCGCCTGGTCGAGCTCAAGGTTGCAAGGATAATCGAACCCGATCCCGAAGTTGCACCGGTGCAACCGGATGATGTCACAGAAGATGACGAAACAGAGAGCGGGACAGACGTGTTCGAGGAATCTGACAAGGCTGATTACAACGAAAGCATGAAGCTTGACGATCTGAAGAAGATCGCTATCGATGCCGGAGCATCGAAGAACAAGGTCAAGAAAATGCGGACGAAGAAGGAAGTCATAGCAGCTATCGAGACAGCACAGGAAAAGGCAGCAGGCAAGCAGGAAGCTCTTCCTCAGGTAGATGCGGCAGATTTCGTATAAGGAGGGCTGCTCTCATGGTTAGATTGATTAAGGATGTGGTTTATACCACAAAAAGCGGTGTTGACATGACTATAGGCTGTGAGTTCTCTGAGAGTGCCGACAAGGAAAAGGAACTCGTAAACAGAGGCTTCGCAGAATATGTCAATAAGCCGGTCCCGACTGCGGATGAGGGCAAGGCAAAGAAGACACCGAAGAAAGATAAATGAGTTTCAAGGATCAGATAGCGAAAGATATAGATAAGGTCTTCCTGAATCTTGATGATTTCGCTGAAACTCACGTGGTCGAAGGCAGCAGCATAACCTGCGTAGTCAGCACTGATGCGCAGAGCAAGATCATGAACGGGCGAATACTCGGACAGATCGCGGCCGATATGTTCCTCTACGCAAAGACGGAGGAAGCTCCGAGATATAGAAGCCCGGAGTCGATCATAAATGTCGACGGCAAAGAGATGGTAGTAGTGAAATGGGCCGAATCTATGGGCGTGGTAGTGATAGCGCTGCGGCAGAACTGCATGATGTAAGGAGGCTTACGGATGACCATAACCGAAACACTCGACACCTTGCAAAACTGGTTCGATGAACACATCAGCCAGAAAGTAACGCTTAAACTGCCCACGGACGCACAGATTACCGGCGAAGCCACATTGGTACACCCCGCGACCTTCGCGCTATATGTACCTGCAAAAGACCGCATACCTCCGAACGTGCCGGCTCCCATCCCGTCACTGTGCATACAGCTGATGGAGGGAGAAGACAGAACATTCGATCACAAGAGGAAACTCAATATCCGCATATGTCTGTCAGCGTGGAATCCCGGAGAACAGACGGGCGTTACGTTTTATCCTCAGAACTCCGAGACTGATTATTTCCACAAGAGATATACGCAGGGCGATGAAGAACCGACATACACCCGCAATCTTGACGGATGGCGCGATGTATGGAACTTCGTAGACTTCTGCCTTGCGACGCTCCACAAAACTGACATAATCGAAGGGTTTAGGATCATCAAAGAAGACGGCATCAAATACGGGCCGTTTACTGAAGATGGTGCGATATGGGACTATTACCCCTACTGGCACAGCTGGATCACGTTTACACTTGAAGGCGGTCTCGTAGCTAACGTCCCTGACTACAGCAATTTTTTATAAAACACAGGAGGTAAAACGCAATGGCGTACAAACATGGCACATATGGCGAAATCGAAAAATCTGCGGTTGTCGCTGCGGCGCAGGCAGGCTCCGTCCTGGTGTATGTCGGTACAGCCCCTATCCAGAAGATAGCGGGACACGCCTCGCTCGGACTGGTAAACCAGCCTATCAGGCTTCGCAACATGGAAGATGCAAAAGCAACCTTCGGATGGTCGGACGACTGGGCAAAGTTTACGCTCTGCGAAGTGTTCGATGAACACTTCAATAACAGCGTTGAGAATGTAGGACCCATCTATGTGATCAACGTACTCGATCCGGACACCCACAAGGGCGCTCAGGTATCGCTTGCGAACCAGGATTTCACACAGACAGGCGTAATCTACATCGGAAACGATCTGGCAGACGTTGACAGCGTGCGCGTAACAGGAAAGGTGCTCGACACCGACTACAGCGTATCATTCGATGCAGAGAACAACAGGATAGTCGTAACCAACCTTACGACTCTGGGCTCATCGGAGACCATCACCTACTACCCCGTGGACGCTTCGGCAGTCACAAAGAACACCATCATCGGTACATCAGGCAGCGGCGTGAGCACCGGCATTCAGGCCATCAAGAAGGTGTACACAAAGTACACCGCGGTTCCGAACATTCTGGCTGCTCCCGGTTGGTCAGAGGATCCTGAAGTATACACCGCAATGGTGGCCGCTGTCCAGAAGATCAACGGACACTGGGACGCATTCGCGATCGCGGATATTCCCGTTGAGGCAAAGGAAAGCGAAGAGGCAACAGTAACAAGCTACACGGCTTCGGTTACTGTACCGAACCTCATTGAAGACAGCGTAGAGGTATGGAAGGGCGATGGTTCCG